CGTCGGTGTAGATACCCATATAAAAGGCGTTCGTGGGCGAAAAGGTGAGCCCGCTCCCGTCGCTGTGCTGTGAATAGGCGATGTGCGTGTAGCTGCTCTTGCCGTCTTTGCCGGGGTCGCCCTTTCGGTCGTTCTCCGACGTCGTCCACTCGGTGGGCGTGTCTCCGATTTCGAGCTTAGGGGCAGCGAACCAGACGGTTGCGTTCTCCTCTTGATTGTAGAGCAACATGTAGACTCGTATCGACTTTCCCCCTACGTCTCGCGGCGTCGTAAATTTAAGGACATTGCGCTGCCACCCTTCTTGTCCTTTTACGATGTCTTTACCAGCCCAGGGGCGCGAATCCAAATTGGGTGCCACGATAATTGCCGCTTGCCTTAAGTCTGATGTGGCTCTTACCCAAACGCTTAATGTGCAAATTGTATTCGGTGGCAAATCGTATGATGAAAGTTCTTGAGAGATCCCGGCGTAATCATGTTCTCGCAAACTTTTCACTTCAAACTTAATCGCCCTTGTCCCTACTACCGGGCTAAATAGCCCGTCTTCAAAAACGCCCTCTATTTGTTCGGAATCCCACCCCTTTATTCCTTCTTGAAAAGAACTATTATCTATAAGGTTCGTTTTGTAATTTCCCCCGTCTTTCCCGTCCTTCGGTCTCGCTTGAATGAGCGTCCAGTGAATAGAGTTCGGCGTCGGTGGTTCTGTTGTACCTTTGGATTTCGTTGTCGTGCACCTCCACCGGGCCCCTTCTCGCCATACGTCGCTTATTTCAAAGCGTTTCGTTTCCGGGTTCCGTGTCCCGCCGTAATACTTTGCTCCTTGCTTCCAGTTGCCCCGATCCACAATTTCAGGAATAGGATTTGCCTTCGCGTCGAGTCGAATGATGTCTTGTACCACAAGCCCCCGTGCAAACAGATAATCATCGTTTGCGTCAACGACTCCTGCCAGTTCCTTTTTCAGAAATTCGGGCAAAGAGCCAAAGGCTGCTCGTTGGTTCTCCGGCGTAATTTTCGGCGCCGTCACTCCCTGCAAATGCACAATGCGTCCCTCCCTTGATGAGAGATACAAGCATGATCTGCGTTCTGCAATACTCGTGTTACCCCACCGTGCGAGATTCATTCCCTCGCACGGCTGCATATTTGCTCCACCGGGAACGTCGGCGTTGTCATACAAAGAGCAAGTAATCGAGTTTTCGTTGATGTCCACGCTTTCGACTCTGAGCCATGCCACGGCGTAAATCGCCGTCTCGGGCGTTGGCAAAGGCGTGTTGGGGCGAAAGGCTCTGACGGCTGCCGTGCTTACGATTCCTTTGATCACGTCATGGACGGCAAAAGCGGTGAAGTCCCCTTCAAATCTGCGTCGCATGGTTAATACCCATTGCGCTCCTCGTTGTTCGACGTGCTCCACCGTGCCGCTCTCAGTCAACAACCAATCACCCTCCATGGCTGTGAGTCGGTTGATCTGCATTTCTGCCACTTCCAATTTCGAGCGCACTGTCAGTCGTTCGACTTCGGCTGTGCCGTCGGCTGATATACCGGCGCCACTCATACCCGCTTGGAAATCACCCACGGACAATGCTCCTTCCACGTTGGCTGTGCCCTGCACTTGAATTCCTCTTGATGTCAGTCCTTGGGCAAAGTGGATGGGTGCATGTGCCGTGTCGGGGCGAATTCCTGAAAGATATCGACTGTCAGCGCCTTTTATCAACGCGATGAGATCAATGAGCAGCTGTCCGACGCGTTGCGCCGTATTTGCCGCCTCTTGCACCTCGTCTCTGATTTGTTCGGCGCGCTGTTGCAATGTTGCCATGCTTACTCCTCCTTATCTTCCGTGTTTTTTTCTTCTGTTGCCTCTTTCTTATTTTCCAATTGTTGCTCGAAAGCGTCTGCGATGAGTCGTGCCAAATCGTTTCTATCCTCAATGATGGTGTAAATCGTGCGGTTCTGCTTTTCGATTTCTTCCTTTTCCCAGCACGATTCTCGGATGCTCTTAAATTCACATATCAGGCAGTAAGCACTCCATACCATGCAGAAGAATGGTGCCGGCAAAAGATAGCATGCCACGATGTCGAGTAGTGTCAGCACAAAGAAAGGCACAAAATATCTCATGGCCTTTTTGGCCGTTTTTTTCAGGCCCCTCGATGTTACGGTTGCGCCGCGTTGTTTGGCCTTGTGTACTCCAAAACATAGATCGAGAAACATGGCTACAAGAATAGCAGCCGTGCACAACGTAATGACCGCGGTGTGCGTGTGTGCATGCTCTTTTAGAAAAAGCCAAAGCGTGTCTCGAAAGGCTTCAATTATTTCATTCATAGAATTGCAAATGTCCTCTGTTTATTAAATGATCTCCAGCATGGGGAAAACTGACGTCCATGTAATGTTTACCACTACCACCGTTGGCGAATTGAATTCACCGGGGTGGTGCTGCTCTGTGGTGAAGAGCGGGTCGGTCGGTCCCTTCCCACCCACTAACCAGCGCGTCCCCTCGGCGTCTGTGAGTAGCAGTGCCGCCGTTGTTGCGAGCGGGGTGTGGCGGTGGGTCGTCACTGTGATTTTAGTCGTGTAAAGCCTTAAGCCGTCTTCGACACTTTCTGTCGTGTCGGCCTCTGCTATATTGGTCAAGCACCACTCTTCGGCGTTCGGCGCCCGTCCCACGAACATGGCTCTGTGCCCGTCGGGTGCCACCGCCACATTGGTCGTCTTGACGGCTGCGGCTGTAATCGCTTCGACGCGATATAAGAATCTTCTCATGTGTCGGTTTCGTTTTGGATGTCTTCAAATTCCACGTCATGCGCTTCAGCCTTGATGTATCGTGCAGTCAATTTTTTCACCAGCTTGTCCACGTCTGCAATCGGGTCGAAACCTACTACCGAAACGTCGCCTGTAATTTCCAAGAAAGGAGGTGTAATCGTAGAGTAGTCGGGTGCTGTCGCTTCGTCTTTGTCCAGTCGCATAAACTTTCCCTGTGCATTGACGAGTTGCGCCATGGCTCGTGCGTCTCCGTTGATGCGTGCCGTGTTCCAAGCCTCGTCCAATCTTTGTCGAAATTGCCAGCGCTCAAAATCCACGGTGCTCTGATTCATCGCGCCCAAACAGAACTTGATGATCTTGAGATCTTCGTATGCCATGGACTTTCCGATGCGATACCTTCGAATGATCTCAACGACGATATCCTTGTCCAGTAATCTCGGATGAGCCAGCCAGTGGTTGTAAATATCCCTTAGCCTGATCATTCTTCCCCGCGTGGCCTGCGAAAGTCCTGCCTCCTGCATTTCTCTCTCATCTGCAAAGAGAAATTTCTGTGCGGTTTCGATCAGTGCCAAATTCATAGATCAAGAAAGGCCTGTTTGAGGAATTCCGAAACCTTTTCTGTCGCGCTCGGTGATCCCGCTTCCATGTATTCGATGTTCCTTTCTCGGATTTCAAGCGCGGTTTGCGCTCTGATGCGTCGAAATGCTTTGGACAATGGCGTATTCGGATCCTCGATATTATCACGCAATATGGCCTCGTCCACGTTCATGAGCACCGCAATATCTGCGATGGGTGTGAGCGCGCGCACCAAACGCTCGAAGAGTTCGTAGTCAATCTCCGGTATTGACCCGAGATGCTCGGAGTTTTTCCAATTTTCTTCGCACATATTCTGCAATATCTCCCTTGTTTGTAATGAAATAAGCCTCGTTTCTTGTGCCCCTCGTCCCGTTTTGCGATGTGAGGACGGTGCAAGTTTGTTGTTCGCCGGCTACGACGACCACTTTTGCATGATTGGCACAATAGTATACTCGGTCAAAAACGGTTGTTGTGAGTGTATTTGTTCTTGCAGTCTTTTCGGCGGCTTTGAAATCAAAGACGAGCTCGGCGCTTTTGATCCGCCCTTTCTTTTTGAGCGTGTGGATTTTTCTCACGAATTCCTCTCCCACCGAAAACGACATGATTTTCAAATCGGCTTTCCCCGTGAATACTGTCAATTGCTCGATGATCTCTCCCAGTTGCAACCTGTCTGTGATGAAGAACTGTGTCGGTTCCTCTCTCGGGTCGTGTATTGTTGGTTTGTCTTCTGTTGTGTGCATGAGTTTGTTTGTTAGAAGAAACGGGGCGAACATTTTCTCAACGTCCGCCCCGTCAACCTAAACAAAAAAATCGTTTTATTGTTCGCCTTCAGTAGAGGGTTCAATGTCCACTCCTAAGGCGTGTATTCGTTGGGCGAAATCGGGTTTGAAACTTCCACCTGTTTCTGCGATGAATGCCATTCTCTCTGCGATTTGCCGGCGTTCATTTTCAACCTCTGCCTCGTCGATTGTTTCTGCCTGTAGCAGTGTTTCGAGTTTAGCTACGTGTGTTGAAATGAACTTCCTTGCCGCCCCCACTCGTTTGACTTCGTTGCCGGGCTCCGGCGCTTCATCGACCGCTTCCACCGCTTCTTCTTGCGACATATCGGAATTGTAGTTGTCATAACGTTCCCAGCCGTCGGTGTATTCTTTCACAAGCGGCTTTAGCACCTTGAGCTTTTCGTAGCGATCACAAGCCGGCGCGTTCTCCATCTGCTGCAATTCTGTAAAGATTTGCTTGATCTTCTCGAAGAGTTCACCACCGCGTTCATAGATAGCCCGAATTTCTTCAGGTAGTTCGTTGTGGTCGCTGCGCTTGCCGCGATGTGCCGGTGCTGTGTCATCTGTCTCTTCCGGTGCGTCTTCACTTTCGTCTTGTCGTGTCGTGATGATGTTCTGCACTTTCGGAATCAGCTCGCTATCCATTTGGCGAACGCTCTCCATGGTGTGGCCGTCCAGCCGAATTTGTAGGAATTTCTTTAGGTCGGCTTCCACATGGTCGTGTGCCGTTTCCGGGCGTATCATTGCCAGTTGGTAAATATGTCGGTTGCCATTGATGCGCAAAAGCAGTTCAGCCCCTTTTCTCACGTCGCGTTCTTCGCGTGGGGTTTCTAACCAGTCGGCGATGTCCTGTGTGAATGCTTTATCCATGGCTTTCGCTTGCTACGGCTGTAGTTACTTCATCGTTGGCTCCCGAAATCTTGCCCTCGTCCACTTCTACTATACCGGCGTAAAACGGTGCGGGCGAAATATCTCGTGAAGTGATTTCGATCACCGTCCCGCCGCCGGAATAGCCCTCGCCTGTTGACAACTTGGGTTTTACCTCTGTGTCATACATTTCCGAACCAAGCAGTCGGAATTTGCCATTTCGCTGAACGATGAGAAACACGAAGTGATCTTCAGCTGCCAGTTGGCAAAAGCCGGTGGCGTCCTCCTCAATTCCGGGATAGGTCAAAGTGGCTTTGTTCTCATAGAGCTTCGACGGATATTCTCCTGTAAGATCAGACTCCATTTGTCCCTTGCTGTCGATCAGGTCAATTCGTTTCCACTTCTTATCGGCTTTCAGCACGAAATCTCCATTGAGCGTTGCGAGTTTTTCCATGGTAGCCCCGCTGTCTGAAATATTGAGACGTTTGGGCCACTTGACGATGTCTCGCTTTGCGATATAATACATGTGATTTCTCAAGCCCGGCTGCACACGACTGCCTTGGCAGTGGGTGAGACTCTCTGTGAGAGTGGGTAAACCGTTGCATTTGTTTGGCATGGTCTTATCGTTTTAGTGTTATGCGTGGATTTTACCCACAAAGAGGCTTTCTTTTGCGATGGTCTCGAACTGCACGCCGAAATACATGGTCGCCACAAAGGAGATCAGGAACTCGTGGTATTTCTCGATTGCGATATTCTCATCAGCCATTCCGGCGCCATATCCGTAAAGCATATTTTTCTTCGTGGACAAGTGCACGTATTCCGATCCCTTTTTGGACGCCAAAGGAACGAGTTCGCACAAGTTTTGAGTTCCCTCGAGAAATGTTTTCGAGTACTCATGGTTGTAGGGCGTTGAACCAAAACGGGTGGCGTAATCGCGATTGTAGTGGTTATATACAGAATAAGGAATATACAACTTCGTCTCAACAGCCTGCAGTTCCGGTGCCGCCGCTTGGTAGAAGTCCATCAACTTGTCGACTGTGTTCGTGCTGGAAAATGCTTCTGTAAATTCGTGGAGATTCCCTTGCGCGGTTGAAATGCTAGTCGCGTCAATTTCTTTTTTCGTAATTGTATCAAAGCCGTCGAATAGGTCTTTGGTTTTGTCTCCCGAATCGTTCCGCTCCGCCGTCCAAAGAGCGGCGTCGAGATTCTTTCCAAGTTGTGCCGATAAGTAAATCAGCACCTGCAAAACCAATGCAGCTTTGGTCAATTCTTCACCTTGTGCGAACGCCTCTCCCCAAACCGTTTTAGCTGCTTCGTTCGGATCAAATCTCTTCACGACTGATCCAAGATAAGTTTCCAGTACACGGGGGGTGATGTTCACGCCCGTGTCGTCAACTCGTGTCGCGTTGTACGGACCGAGTTCAATGTTTCCGGTCAACTGCCCGATCACTTCGCGCCCTGCAACGCCCGGGCGGCCTGTGAAGTGTTGCAATGTGTCACTGCACGAGATGACCGGCGTGATCAGCAGTTCTTTTTGGAAAGTGGTCGCTGATTTTTTGAGTTCAGCGTCCGAAATATTTAGGTATCCCATATTCGTTGTTGTGTCAGTTATTCAATGCCTTGCCCCCTACGGCTATTCTCTCTCTTAGGAACGTGCGTCTATCAATGTCAGAGTAGCCCCTTGATCTTTTCAAGTTGTGCCTTTGCCACGGCGGCGGCTTTTGCCACAGAATCTTCTCCCTTGTTATCGGCGGTGTCGTTCACTTTTCCTGTTTCTGCACCGTCTGCATTCGCCACGGCTTTTGCCTCTTCTTTCATTGCTTCAATTGTTGACTGCAATTCCTTGACTTTGTTTTCTAAGTCTTCGGCTCGTGCCTTTTCTTTTGAGGCCTCTGCCAGTGCTTTGTTTAGTACTTCAGCTTGTGCGTTTGAAAGCATGACGCCCTTTTCATTGGCTTCCATTTTCTCAACTCCCAAAGCATTGAGCAAATCAGGGTGTGTCGTTTTATCCATAATCAAGCAATTATTTTCAGTTGTACTTTTGTTTGCCGCCTTTCCGATTCCGAATTTCGCCAGCACTCGCTCAATGATAGTTGGCTCGCTTACAATATTGAGCGGTGGCGCCGGCAAACCGTGTGCATTGCACATGGCCGTGACCATTGCCGTCATACCCGTCTCCGGTGTCGTGGTGTCTTCGTAATTATCAATTTCGTCCACGAGCCCGTATTCCAGCGCCTCTTGTGCAGTCAACCAACGCTCTTCTTTCATAAGCTTCTCCATCTCTTCCACGCTTTTCCCTGTGCGTTTGGAATAGATTTCAGCTATTACTTTGTCGAACGTCGTAAGCATTTCATTGAGCTGCTTGAGTTCTTCATGTTTGTCGTCGATGTCTTCTTTCTGTACTCGTTCGAAGTAGAATAAAAACGACGATGCATTATGCACAAGCATGACTGCTTCGGGTGCCATCACGATACGACGTGCCCCCATGGCTATGATAGTGGCTGCAGATGCCACCATGCCATTCAAATAAGCCGTCACGTTCGAATGTGCTCGAAAGAGTGTACAGACGTCCAACCCATCAGAAAGCGATCCTCCCAGAGACGAAATTCGGACTTTTATTTCTCTTTCGGCGTATGGTTGCATTGCAGCCCGTACGCTCTCCCCGGTGATCCAATAGCCGATTTCGCCTTCAATATTGATGTCGTATTTTCTTGGCATAGCGTTGTGTCTCTTAATGACGCAAAGATAGCCCCGCCCGCGCGGGGAAAAAATGACAAACGCGGCCTAACGGTTTTCTCCGTTTGGCCGCGTTGTTGAAATAGAGAAATCTTCCTCTTAGAGTTTTCGTGCGGGTTCCTACATTCGTCCCGATAGGGCGAATGTAGGCGCGCGAAAACGCAAAGTATTTGTGCGGGTTCCTGCATTCATCCCGATAGGGTGAATGTAGGCGCACAAATACGCCCAAACGGCTAAAAAACAGCTTTTTCAGGGCAAAAGGAATAGACAAATACCATCGGTTTAGTCTTTTCCGGCTTTGCTTTGCCTGAATATGCTGTTTTTTAGCCGTTTGTTCGCCAAAGGCCGTCACGCGAGTGCGGTCTTTGAGTGAAAGGATCCCCCAGCGCGCTGAACTCTGCGCCTCATGAGCGCATAAAAGGAAATCGGAATATGCGTTAAAATTTACATCATTTCGCATACTCCGATCAAGACAAAAGCAAACACAAAAAAAGATACGACAACCCTCTAATAATCAAGCCGAAAGCTTGCTTATTTAGAAAGAAAATCGTATCTTTGTATTGCAATTGAGAGAGATAGCGACTCTCAAAATTGCCGCTTTCAGCACGAAGCTGTTAGCGATGTTAAACCTTTAATAACGATTCTCATGAAGATCCTTGTTATCAAGATTTTCTGCTTGGAATTCTCCGTCGTGTTGAGATGGATTAAGCCTTAAAAGGCTACCAAGCAAAAGGGTGTGGGGCTAAGCCCCCGCCCTACCTTCTTGAGGTTCGTTACACTGCAAAAATACAAACAAAAGTACAATGGAACAAACAAAGCACCCGAAAAATCCACTTGGTAGTGTTCCAAGCAAAGGCCGTCCGCGTACAGTAGCGCGCAAAATCACAATCGGCCTACCGGAAGACGCGTTGAAAATCTATGATAGCTACTTGTACAAGACGGCGTTCGTATCCGACGCGATCCGCTTTTACCACCGCTATTTAGAGGAACAGGCGCAAAATACCACCGAAGAGTAAAATGAACAACGCCCCCACGTCATTTGAACGTGGGGGCGTTATTATTATCATGAAATTCATGCGGTGATGAGTGCCGCGTTTTTCGCGAAATTCGGCGGTAATAAGATCCCTTGTTGTTCAAAGTTCTTTTTCAGCCGGTAATACATTCGTTTGACTGCGTCTCTGTGGGTTATTCTTATGCCATGGCGCTTGCACCATTGTTCCAAATGTTGAGGGGTCAACCTCCCCTCTGCTGCCGTTTCGACAATGAACGCCACCAGGTCTAAGCGAAAAAACCTCTTGAGGTCTCTTACAAAAACGGCTTTGGCCTCTTTCGACAAGTGGTGGTAATGCTCGGGTTTGTGCCTACTTCGGTTTGGGAGCACAACGTTGATCACCATGCCCCGTTTCCTTTCCTCGTCTCCGGGCGTCTTCTTCTGTTGCGCCACTGCCACCAGCGCGTGTAACAAGTCGTTGTGAGGCGAACGTGCGGGGAATCTTAAAGGATTGCCATATTTATTCACAAGCCAGTCAAACAGGTAGGGCGGTACTACAATTGAAGTCGTTATATCTTTCATAATCAGCTATTTCTATATCACAAATATACGAATTATCCGGGGTTCCACCAAACCAATACACCGCGAAAGTCCGCGCACTTTTTTTCTCATATATGATTTTCGCACGAAATTTGCGTATCATCGTATCAATGCAGATTATCAGTGAGTTAGACGTGATACGGAAATAATCCGCCCCCGAAATATCTTGGTTCCCGTCTGCAAACGTATCATCGAGGGGCGAAATTTGGTGCTTTGATACGCTTCTCGGTTTTTCTGTATCGTTTCCGTATCACTTCCGTATCACTTCCGTATCACTTCCGTATCATGTTGAATTCCCTTTATTCATCGGCATTCTCTTCTAATATTCCTCCTCATGATACGATGATACGGAAAAATAGTACGATTTCAGCATGTCACATTTTTACGGTTTCCTACCTCTCAGATCATACAGACAGGTTTTCCCGTCAGAAAACATGTAATAATATAAAAAAAGCAGCCACGCGATTGCATGGCTGCTTATTGCTCTACATTCAGTACGGTAATCTATATGGTGGATCAAATGAATCGTTTACCGGCTCTTCTTCTTCGTGCGCCTTTTTCGAACGTAAATAGATGATGTCTTCCATCTTCCCATCAATTCTCCGAGAAATACGGCCTTGCGAGTTACAAAGTTCGGGCGGGTTAAGCATATAGACCTCTTGGGATAAAGCGACGAACGCCTTTAATTGCTTGACAAACCTTTTCATCGAATACTGGTGCCCTACGTTTCCGGCAAATCTGACGTAATTTTCAAAGGCCAAACGTCTAACCAACAGACAATCGAGGTTGCCACTTTCTTCGGCAAAGAAGGTGGCCGCCCAATCTTCAAAGTTCTCCCCCATGTCCGCCTTGTGCTTTCGTTGCAAGATATTACCAAGTGGCGGTAATATCTTACCGCTCGTGCCCGCTACTTTCAAATAAAATCGACAACATTGCATGAAGAAATTGATATCTCGGTTCCAATCGCTTTCAGGATAATCTTCAGTCAAGAGGTTCCGTCCGAAATCATCACGAATTGATCGATCTTCGATGTAGTCATTCTCGGCGGCGCGTTGGTGATAATAGTCTGAGAAAACCATTGGTAGCAAACGCGCCATTGTCGATGCGTCGAAATCAGTAGGAACATAGTTGGTCGTAAATCCCATTTTCGGAGCTTTTGAAAACGGAATCGTAAATGAGCGGTTGTTCTTCGGGTTGACTGTCAATGAACCGGTTATGATGTCGTAAAATATACCCATCGAAAGGTATTGAGCACAATCGTCCACGAGAATGAAATCAGTGCTTTTGTCTACTTGATCAAAGACGTGTGGGTTATCCATGAGCTTGGGGTTTCGCCCCGAAAGCTTTACCTGCTTCATGAAATGTTCGAATGCTTTGAAAAGAAAGGATTTCCCCGATCTTCCATTACATTCCCCGTCTGATCCGATCTTGTTATCCATGGCTTGCGGCGCCCATGCTCTTGACGGGTCTTTGTGTCTGTGTAGCATGTAGCCTATAGAGAAAATCTTGTTGATGAGATTGAGCTTCTGTTCTCTGATCTCCTCTGCATTCAGTCCTTGCCCTGCAATATCAAAACGGTGTGCTTCATGATACGCCTTCCTTTCTCCTCTCGTTGCAAATGCCTCCTCTATTTCCTTTCTCCAATAGAGCCTCGATGTATTGATCACGTAGCCAAACATAGGAGAAGCCGTGTCTTGAACGTTTATGTCCCAAACGTCTGTCCCTGTTTCATCTTTCGAGCACGTAATCTCAAACATATCTTCGAGCTTTGTAAATCGGTGTGGAATCACATTCTCTTCCCACACATAGTGCCCCAAAGCAGAACCATCAGTGTGCTCTTTGAGTTCGTTGGCAGTAACTTCCACTGCCACGTTCTCCCGATCATTCTTTTTCAAATAGAATATCTGTGAGTCCGCTGTACAGTTTGAAAAATCCAGCTCCACTTCTGCCAGGTTTTCGAGCACCGCTTGTCCGGCTAATTTGGTAGAATTGAGTATGAGATTACGGATATCGGCGTTCAATGCGCGCTCCTCTGCCCAACAGCGAATGAAACGTCTTATATCTCGCTGCTTTATCTCGCGCACCGTCGTTCCTGTGATGTGTACGAATCTTGTCAAGTCGCTATCCTCGTCTTTTAGACAACGATACCCGTTGAGTTCCAAAAATGCCAGTAATGAAACTGTGTCGATCCAATACTCCGTCTTATTCTTCTTCTCGTTGACTCTTTCTCTCCAGAATTTGGCCGGTGTAGCCATGAGGAGCAGATCCTTGAAATCACCGATTTCACCACGTAACTCCATCCAATCGCGCAAATCTTTCCGTGGTTTCCCCCGATTGTCTTTGTAGGACGACAACCATTCCGGTAACCAAACAGTTCGCACGTCAATGAATCGCAGTGCCATCTCAACTCCCTTTTTACGCCCTGTAGCGTCCAGGTCGGGGATATTGTATATCGTTTCAGCGTACTTCGTAATCTCGCGAAATTCCGCGTCCGAAACGCGATAAGTTTCCGAGTTAAACCAAAGCGGGGCGTATCCCATGGCTTTACAGCATAAGGCGTCCCGTTCACCACTACAGATTATCGCCTCTGCTAATTTGATCTCTTTGTATGGTATATTCTCTTTGGCCGGGTCTGCGTTCCATTCACGCTCAAGCCTCTCATTAAGTTCTCGCCATTGTATGCGTAACTCCTCGAGTCCATTGATATAAGACCTCGGTTTTTCACCACGTGGTGCATACGAAAACCGAAAAGCCTTATCAGGGTTCAGTGGCTTATAGATCTTGTAGAAAGACTTCCCCGGTTCCTCTCCTTTCGCTGGTACTACACACTCGCGTATTAGTATCGGATAATGTTCGTTGGCATACTCGCATTTGACCACTCTATTCTTTACATATCCCACATATTTCGCAGCATGCCAGTGTAGACTTTTGGCGACTTCTTGAGTCGCTTTCGGACTCATCACCTTCAACCATGTCTCCGGTATTTCGTCCATGAGTTCGAAAATAGTCTGTCCTTCGGCTTCATCAGGCTTTGCCGGTCGATCTTTCCATTCGGCTCGGTTCTGCGTTTTGTTGATGTCAGAACGTACATTGAACGTTTCAGCAATTTGCAATACAGCTTCGCCGAATCGATTGATGCCGCGCTCTTTCATCCAGACGTCCACCGGTGAAAGTGCATGCCCTTCATCACCGTAATCGATCATCTTCCACACGCGATTCCCGTTTTTATCCGTCGTCGCCATTAACATAGCAGACGGCGTTCGTTCGGATTCTCGTGCCTTGAATTTTGCCTTTGGATTACTTACGCAAACCTCCGCTTGTGGATACACGGAAAGGATAATATCCAGTCCTTCCCGTGTACCCGCGTATAGTTGTTCAACAGTTATCATAAATCGTAGAGTGTCGCTTCGACGATGTCTTGCATTCTTTCCACAAGCGTTTCCGCTTGTTCTGTGTTCGTTTTGAAGAATACGACACTCGTCCCGTCGTCGTTATTCTTCACGCGTTCCACTTGAAATTCCTTCTCTATCGTGGCAAAGAAAGCTCTTGCTCGAATTGCCCAAAAGGTGCATTCAAGTTTGTAGGTATGTCTCGTTCCCGATAGGTAGATTTCAATTCCCTCTCGGGTTGTGTTGTACTTTACAGGCAGCATGCTCTCTTCTTTTACAGTTTACTATGCCAAAAGCGCTGAATTTCCTCTGCGGTGTAGAGTTTCCGTGCCAACTCGGGGTGATACTCTGATCTAATCGCGCCATTTATGGTATAGACACGAAGCGAATTGCGGTGGATACCAAGCAATGCACACGTTTGAGCGATGTCATAACGTCCTCCGGGGACGGTTAGGGGTGGAGTGTGGATCATGATACTCTTGTTAGATAGATTATACCGTTGGGTTCATCTACTACTGTCTCGAATTTTCGTTGTAGACTCTTCCCATATCTGTTTTTGTAGACGGTTACTCGATCATAAAACCTAATCGGAATCATGTAAGTCTGTCCGATTTGGATTTCTCTCATCACCGCTGCGCTAAGTGTTTCCTTTCTTATGCATTTATCCATCGGCCTCTGCTGTTGTTATTATTATTATTATTATCTTTGTCTGGCAAAGGTATCATTTTTATTGCACACTATCAAATTTATTTGTGTGTTTTATTCGGTGACGTCACTTTTAATGCCCTCCTTCAAAAAAAAAACTGATTACTATGTTTTTAGAACGAATTCGGACACTCTGCTCAAAACGCCCCGGTGGTGTCAAAGGATTAGCTGCTGAAGTCGACATGAGCGACGTTAACTTGTTTCGCTGTATCCGTGAGGGGTCTATTAAGGCTCAAGATCTTGAGCGTATCGCAAAAGCTTTGAATGTGAGTATAACAGAATTTTTTCCTGATGACAAGTCTTACCTATCTATTGGTAACAATGCAGTCTCCTCGTTCAATGGTAACAACATAGCTCTTTCCGGTTCCACTGACATGGCAAAGGAAAATGAAGAACTCCGTGCTCGCATTGCACAATTGGAGGAGCATTTAAGAGACAAAGAGCTAATAATTTCATTGCTTCGAAGTAAATCAGAAGTTTGACAACCGTGCAATACCCGTGCAAGAATAAGGTTATTTGTGACCAATTGGTTCATAATCAGGAATTTTCGCAAGATGTCGACTTTTGTGGATATAAGATAGCAATTCAAGATTAAACAGCATAGAGAAAAAACAACGAACTCTAAAAACGCGTTGATGTGCAAATTTTCAGAGTAAAACGATTGAAACTGCGCGCGTTTTTTCGTACATTTGCGACAGGAGTCCGCCCCCGAAAGAGCTTTACGCAGACAAAAACGGGAGCACTTACAAAACTCTTCGAACTTCAACCCCGTAAAAACGATCATACACGAAAACTTTTAGCATGAAAAAAATCGCCTATTTATTCGCACTCGGCCTAACGCTCACCGCGTGCTCGGGTAATAAACAGCAAATGATGGGAGCAGACAACAATGAGTTTGCCGTTGAAACCGTCGAAACGGGTGCTGCTGACTTGAGTACCACTTATCCTGCCACCATCCGCGGTGTGCAAGACGTGGAAATCCGCGCCAAAGTGTCGGGTAACATCGTCCGCCAGCTTGTAGACGAAGGAGATTTCGTCAAAGCAGGGCAGGTTTTGTTTGTTATCGATCCCACACAGTACAAGGCTGCGGTGGATCAGGCGCGGGCAGCTGTAAAATCTGCGCAGACGGCCATCAGAACGCAACAACTCACGGTCAACAACAAGCGCGCGTTGCGACAAAAAGAAATCGTTTCGCAGTATGACTTGGAAGTGGCCGAGAATCAGCTGCAGACACTCCGCAGCCAACTCGAACAGGCCAAGGCGGCACTCGCCAACGCCAACGATCAACTCTCGTTCTGCACGGTTCGTGCCACCAGTTCGGGGGTGATCGGTACCATCCCCTACCGTGTCGGCGCATTGGTCGGACCTTCCACACAAGAGCCGCTCACGGTGGTGTCGAACCTCTCGCAAATGTATGCTTATTTCTCGATGACCGAAAAACAACTCCTCGACATGACGCGCACTTCGGGAGGCATCGAGGCCGCCATTCGCGAGATGCCTGCCGTGTCGCTCGTGCTGGCCGACGGTACCACTTACGAACGACAGGGAAAGGTGAGTGCCGTGTCGGGAGTAGCCGATGTGGCCACCGGTAGCGTGAAGATGCGCGCTACATTCGACAACCCGCATCAGATTCTCCGCTCCGGAACCACCGGACAAGTGAGCTTCCCGGTGAATAAGAGCAACGCTATTCTCGTACAACAAAAGAGCACGGTAGAAATTCAGAACAAGAAGTTTGTCTATCTCGTGGACAAGAACAACAAAGTCCACTCCACCGAGATTGAAGTTATGCCGCAAAACGACGGACAGAACTACATTGTCACGAAAGGCCTCAGTGTAGGCGATCGCATCGTCGTGGAAGGTGTGAACAAACTGAAGAACGACATGCAAATCAAGCCCATCACCCCTGAGCAAAGTGCCAAACAGCTCGAGAAATCGATGGACCACATGGCGAAAAAGAAGATGCCCGGACAAGATTGAGTGCGCCGCGAGACGACGACTCCCTCTTCGCACGCCTCGCCCGCTCAATTTCACCCCAATGCAAACCAAAATTGCTGATCAATGAAATTAGATTTATTCATCAATAGGCCGGTATTGTCCACGGTGATCTCCATTTTCATCGTCCTGCTCGGCTTCTTGGGCTTGGTTTCCCTGCCCATCACCCAATATCCGGACATTGCGCCGCCCACCATTCAGGTTTCCACAGCCTATCAGGGTGCCAATGCGCAAACCGTGCTCAACTCTGTGATCGCCCCGCTCGAGGAGGCCATCAACGGTGTCGAGAACATGGACTACATGAGCTCGTCGGCTACGAATACCGGCGCGGCCTCCATCCAGATCACCTTCAAAATGGGCACAGATCCCGACATGGCCGCCGTCAATGTCCAGAACCGCGTCTCCAAAGCCACCGGTGTCTTGCCCGCAGAAGTCACGCGCGTCGGTGTCTTCACCCAGAAACGACAGAGCTCCATGCTCATGGTGTTCTCGCTCGTGGACACACAAGACAAATACAGCAGCGACTTCATTGAGAACTACGCGAAAATCAACCTCATCCCCCTCGTGCAGCGCGTGCCGGGTGTAGGTGATGCACAGGTGTTCTCCGGATCTTATGCCATGCGCATCTGGCTCGATCCCGAAAAAATGGCCTCCTACGGCCTCGTACCCACCGATGTGGCCGGCATTCTCGCCGAACAAAACATCGAAGCCGCCCCGGGTAACGTCGGAGAACGCAATAATAATACGTTCCAATACACGCTGCGCTACCGCGGACGCCTTGAAAATCCCGAACAGTACGAGGAAATGGTCATCAAAGCCACCCCCGACGGCAAGGTGATTCGCTTGAAAGACATTGCCCGTGTTGAACTCGGTTCGGACAGCTACGCCACCGGCAGTCGCACCAACGGACACACCGCTGTGTCGTGCATGGTGACACAGATCGCAGGCTCCAACGCGACCGAGATCGTTCAGAACATTCAGAAAGAACTTGAGGAAATCAAGGGCACCCTACCCCCCGGCATGGAAATTCACACCGTCATGAATGTGAACGACTTCCTTTTCGCCTCAATTCATGAAGTCGTTAAGACGCTCATCGAAGCCTTTGTCCTCGTGTTCCTCGTGGTGTTCCTCTTCCTTCAGGACCTCCGCTCCACATTGATCCCCACCATCGCCATCCCCGTGGCCTTGATCGGTACTTTCTTCGCCCTATATTTAATTGGGTTCACCATCAACCTCCTCACCCTTTCAGCCCTCATTTTGGCCATTGCCATCGTGGTCGACGACGCCATCGTCGTGGTGGAAGGTGTGCATGCCAAACTTGACATGGGTTACACCTCGGCGCGCAAAGCCTCTCTCGATGCGATGAGCGAACTCGGTGGGGCCATCCTCTCGATCACCCTCGTCATGATGGCGGTGTTCATCCCCGTTTCCTTCCTCGGCGGCACAAGTGGTGTCTTCTATCGCCAGTTTGGTATCACAATGGCCATTGCCATTGCCTTCTCCGCCCTGAATGCACTCACCCTTTCGCCCGCACTTTGCGCCATCTTCCTCAAGGCGCACAACGACGAGCGCCCGCTCGGACAACGCGTCAAGGAAGCACAGGGCGAGGCACTCCAAATCATGAAGGAGAAGTACAAAGTGCGCGGCATGCGTTTCAGTTTGGCACTCCCGCCCTGGCTCACACTCCTCTTGCTCTTGGCGACTGTCATCTTCATGGTGGCCGGTTTGTTCACTTCCGAACATCTCTACATCTCTATCCCCGCTTGGATCCTTGCCATTGTTGCCGTTCTCGGTCTCTTCTCACAGCGTTTCATCGATTCGTTCAACCACGCTTACGACCGTCTCCTCGAGCGCTATAAGAAAGGGGTGGGTCACTTCGTGAAGCGTCCCTGGCTTTCGATGGGCTTTGTGGCGCTTTCCATCGCCTTGCTCGTGTTCACGATGGCGAAAACCCCGACCACCCTCGTGCCCAACGAAGACACAGGCACCATCATGGGTGCCGTCACCCTCCCCCCCGGCACTTCGCAAGACCGCACCGACAAGATGCTGCGCCAAGTTGAGAAACTTGTCATGGCCTCTCCCCTGGTAGACAACACCGTGGTCATTTCCGGTTTCTCTTTCCTCGGTGGACAAGGCTCGTCCTACGGCTCGTTCATCATCAAACTCAAGCCTTGGGAAGAACGCAACTCGGTGACCGAAAGCTCCACCATGGTCTTTGCCAATCTCTATCTCGAGTCGCAGAAGGCATTTAAGGACGCCCAAGTGCTCTTCTTCCAGCCCCCGATGATCGCCGGCTACGGCATGAGCAACGGTTTCTCGCTCAATCTTCAAGACCGCACCGGTGGTGACCTCACGAAGTTCAAGAAAGTGGCCGATGACTTCATAGCTGAACTTGAAAAGCGTCCCGAAATCCAATCGGCACAGACCAACTTCGACACGCGCTTCCCGCAATACACCATCGACATCGACGCTGCACAGTGTAAGCGCGCCGGTCTTTCGCCCACCGACGTGCTCACCACGTTGCAAGGCTACCTCGGCGGTCTCTATTCCTCCAACTTCAACCGCTTCGGTAAGGTCTATCGCGTCATGGTGCAGGCCGATTTCGCCGACCGCAGCAACATCGAGTCGCTCAACAACATCAAAGTGCGCAACAATCGCGGCGAAATGGCTCCCATCACCCAGTTCATGACGCTCACCCCCACAGAAGGTCCCGACGTCATCAGCCGTTTCAACATGTTCACCTCGATTGCCATCAATGGTAACCCGGCCGAAGGCTACACCTCCGGACAAGCCGTGAAGGCCGTGGAAGAAGTGGCAAAGTCCACCCTCCCCGTAGGTTACACGTATGAGTATTCCGGTCTCACCCGCGAAGAGCAATCCTCGGGTTCGAGCACCACGGGTCTCGTCTTCGTGCTTTGCTTCGTCTTCATCTACCTTTTGCTCGCCGCACAGTACGAAAGTTACTTCCTCCCCTTCGCCGTGCTGCTGTCTGTTCCCTTCGGACTGCTCGGAGCCTTCCTCTTCATCCACCTGATGGGCAGCTTGGGCTATATTCCCGGTATCGTGGGTAAGATCCTCGGCGCCATTTTCGGACAAGCCCAGAACAACATCTACGTGCAAATCTCGCTCATCATGCTCATGGGTCTCCTGGCGAAAAACGCCATCCTCATCGTAGAGTTTGCACTCGACCGCCGAAAGATGGGAATGAGCATCACTGCCGCCTCCCTCCACGGTGCCGCCGCTCGTTTGCGCCCGATTTTGATGACCTCCATGGCCATGATCATTGGTCTGCTCCCCATGATGTTCGCCTTTGGGGTAGGTGCCAACGGTAACCGCGCCCTCGGAACGACTGCCGTCGGCGGCATGTTCATCGGCATGATCTGCCAAATTTTCGTCGTGCCCGCACTCTTCCGCATTTTCCAAGGCATTCAAGAGCACTTCAAGCCCATTGATTTCGGCGACCTCCATGATGCCGATGCAACGCCCGACCTCGAACAATACACCAAGTAACGGCGTTTCCACTTCACCGCGGTGACTCGTCCTCAACCGCGGGGGGGGCCCCCCCCTCCCCCCCCGCCCCGCCCCCC